TATGGTACCTGATGAATTGATTGGTAATTTGGGTGATGTGCATTTATACAAAAATCATATTGACCAAGCTAAAGAACAAATCAGTAGAGAACCATACGAATTACCAAAAGTAGAAATTACCGAAAGGAATTGGTATCAACATGAAAAAGTAAAAGAACACTTAGGTGAAAAAACTTTCATTGAAAAAATCATGTCCTATAGACCAGAATGTTTTGAATTAATAAATTATCAATCTCACCCGAGCATCAAAGCTCCTTTATCAAATTGAGTCATGCAAGTTGTTATCTTACTTAGTACTGATGTCGAACCTGATATCACAGACCTTATCCTCGAACATAAATTGGAAGGTGGATATTCAATTGATTACGCTCTCAATTCATTAGTGTCTTATTACAAGGGTAAAGAAATAATAATATTTAACTTCAAAAAATACTTTGCACTTGATAATAGATGGAGTGGATATAAAATAGATGATTACGGGACTAAAATTGTTATAAACTTCAAATAAATGTTACAAGTTACAGAAAAAGTGAAAAATAAAACTTACGAAATAAGTTTGAAATCAACAGGTATTGTTGTAGGTTCATTTGTAAACATCGACGGATTCTTTTATTATGACCCACCAAAAAACAGAACTTGGGGGTATTGGTCTGAAGAATTTCTACGTAGTTTATCAAATGAGATAGAAAAATTAAATTGTCCGATGAACAAAAGTATTGAAGAATTTTTCCATTTAGAAAATTAAATAAGATATGGAAAATTCAAAAGCAAATTACAAATGTGGTTGGCCTTGGGTATTCCATTATAATTCAAAAGGAAAATTGAATGCAATATTCAAAGCCAAACTCCCACAAAAAACTATTGAAAATTATATTAAAGGAGATTATTGGTTAAAAAAATGAAAAAAGTTAAAGAAGTATTTGTAATTTTTAATCCTTACGATAATGGATACTATGATGGGTATGGATATTTTCGAGGGATTTTGTTTAGTAAAAAATATGCTGAAAAAGAAATGGCAGTTTCAGAAATGGAAAAAATTCTCGATAATTCAAGTGGACAAACTTTCTTGAAGATTGAATCATTTAACACTTTCTCGTAAATATGAAAGAAATTAAAGAGGATGACTACGGGAGAGAAAATTAATCTCTCCCACTTTATTCTTAAGACATAAGTTTTTTCCACGAATCAGTAGAACTAATTAGTGCTAAATTAGTCCCATTTTCCCATTTAACACTAATTATCTTTTCATCTCCATTAGGTTCAAAGGGGTCAGTGGTTACGCCGGTAACTTCACCAATCGTTCCAGGAGGCACACCAATTTCTCCATCCATGTGATAGCACATAACTTTATCTCCAACTTTTAATTCCGCATTTAATAATCCTTTCATAACAATAAATATATACAATATATTTATATTCATATGGAATTTTTAATTACAGAATCTCAACTAAGAGTACTTCTTCAAGAAGAAGAAAAATCCCAACTTGGATTATACATGAAAAACATGTATGCCTTCACAAAACAAATGTTAAATAAAGTCTTCAAATCTTATGGTATAAACCTAAGAATGTTGCTGACTTGGGGTACATCAGTTGGAGGTTTGGTTCTTCCTCTTGACCAATATTTGAGAACTCAACATTTAGCTTTGAATGAAGACCAAAGAATGTTGGTATTAGTGGGAATTATTTTTGCATTATTTTTCGAGACCAAAAGACCATTTGTGAAAATTATGTCCTTAATTAAGGAAAATGGTTTGGAAGATATTTTTCAGGACGGCCTTCGAAAAGGAACACAATTAAGAGACGCATTTACAAACTTTTTATCGTCTGCTAACACAGGAGTTGGAACATTTTTGGAGGCGATTGCCTACAGTTTCTTAATTCCTATTATTACAGATGTTCAATCTGTATTAAGTCAAACGGAAGACATTGAAACTGCATCAATATTAATCGCCGAAAGATTACTTGCAACTGGTTTAGTTTTGGTTGGGAAACAAGCTTTGATAGATGTGGTGAAAAATATTTTGAAAAAAATAGGGTAACAATACTTTAATCTACAAGATTAACAACTTCGGTACAAACTAATGGATTTTCTATCCCGAAGTAAATTAAAACATCAGATAATAAATCATTGGTTTTACGAACTACCATATAATAAGATCCACGTTCGGCGGTTAATGTTCTCTCTCCCGCCAAATCTTTAATTGATGAAAAATATATATCTGACCCTCCTCCTGATGGAAGAATATAAAGTCTATATTCAATATATTCTTTGTCATTGACTTGTCTATAAATTTTTGTCCCTGTTAATTCCATTTTGAAGTTTGTGTGGAATTTGAAAGATTCATCGGCACCGGGAGGAGTCCATTCCAAATTGAATGTATGTGTTTCTAAAAATCTATTGATTTTGTTCCATAACGGACTTGATGGTTCCATACCTTATAATTCTTCAATTTCGACCACCAATTGGTCCGATCCTTTTATGACTCTGTGCCAAACAAATTTAGGGATGTGAATATGACTGGACTTAGACAATTTGACCGGCAATTCATTTTCCATTTGAAATGACCATCCACCATCTTCAATAATGGTTACATTACGATCACTTAAGTCTTGGTGCCACTTTAATTCTTCTTCCTCTACATCAGGACTAAACGTCCTAATTTTTTTATTATCTACTTCTATTTGTTCAAAAGGGAAATCCATTACCAAGAATTTGAAGATGATAATCCGAGCTGTTTTGCGTAACGACCTACGTTACAACTCCAGTATCCTGCGGTAGTTCTGTCTTTCTTTTGGTCACATTTATGTCGTGCTCTGAATGATTTCGCAGCACCCTTATTTTTATTTCTAACTCTCAAGTTAGGGTCTCCAAAAGATACTTTTTTAATACCACCACTCGGAGATTTGACATAAACCGCAAATTTCTTTGGTCCTCCTGAAGTTCTGAATGGTTTGTTCAACTTAACATTTTTACCTCTATGTTTTGCTTCTTCCAAAACGTCTTCCTCATCTTCTTCTTCAGTTACAAATGGCGCATCAAGATAGATTAATTGACCCTTAATCATTACTTTTTTACCCAAGTCTGATTCAACCATCAAAGTATCCTCCTCATTCAATTTAATCTTACCCGCTTCCCACAATCTTCTCACTTCATTTACCAAATCGAAATAACTTTCAGAATAAGCTCTGAAAATGTTATTTGTTAAAGTCAATTCATTATCAACATGGTATTTCAATGCCTCAGAAAGTTCAACTGATTCTTTAATAATTAAAGATTTGTTCAAATGTTCTTCTAATGTTTCTTTGATTAGTTCTCTTAAATCCATTGGTTTGATATTTCCTATAAATACTCTTACTCTCTATTAAATTTTAATTTCCAATAAACACCTCCTGTTACATATGGGGTAAATTTACCAGTAACACCATCAAAGGTTCTATTTGCAACACCACCACCCAATTGGAATATCTTGTCATCTTTTGTTTTCAATAATATACTTGTCCCGAGTGAGTTGACCCAATCTTGATGACTTAAGGCTCCGTTCAATCCCACATAAACTTGGTTTCTAACTTTTGGTGGTTCAGGTGCTGGTTCCCTAACAATCTTAGGTTTTACATTTGTTGTAAACTTTCTTGAAACAACGTTATTTTGTGAAATGGTGTCAAACAAATATATAACCCCCTGATTATTACTCAACATTATTGTATCTTGAACGAAATTTTTTATAAAAAAATTTTTTAAGATGAATGCAGTGTCAACAAGTGGTGTTGGGGATGGAACCTCAACGATTTTTTCCACTTCAACTTCGTATGGAACCTCAACTTCGACCTCATAAATAACTTCCTGAGGGATTGTATCATAAACCAATTTTTCTTCTATTTCAATTTGTGGAGGAACGAAAAATTGTAAGAAGATTATTACACCCACCATTATGAGTATTACTATGTGTCTGATGTCAAATATCTTTTTCATATTGTTATAACATTAATCTTGAACCAATCAAGAAATTGCTAAGAATTGGAGAACTTGAGTTACCCAATGCTCTGTAGTTTAGGCTTAATCCGAATCGTTTACTTATTTTATAATCAAATGAGGAACCGACTAAGAAAGAAAATTGTCTATTCACCGTTGACTCACCTGTTTTGGGGTTATATGAAATTGGTGAGTTCATTAAGAATACTTGGGGAGATAATGTGAGCTTTGGATTTACAACATAAGGTTTTGTCCAAAATACAACCGCTGAGGTCGCAAGAGATACGTTAAATGCTCTTTTAATTGTTCTTGTTTCAGTATTAACTTCAGTATCTTTCAACAATAAAGTTATTAAACCAACGTTATATCCGTATGTACCATATTTTTCACTTGGTTTAATATTCGTGTACCCAAGTAATCCCATATAAGTTCCATCTAAGTAAGCCGCGGTGAATGAGTAAGAGTGGATTTGACTTAATTTACCTTGTTGGAAATTCATTTTTGTATATCCCCCACCCAAAGCAAATTGGTCTAATGTACTCCAAATCATGGCGTTTGCACCCCAAGTTTCATTCCCTGCTAATGACGATTGACTAACACCAAAGGAGGCGATGGCGCTGTATTTCAAATCGGGTCCCTGTGCGGTTGTCAAGTCTGAGGAAACCAACATTGGATTTACGGGACCAACTTTCTTTTTTTCTTCTTTACCTTTTCCGTCTGAACTTTCTTCATCACTTTCACCCGAGTCTCCACCATCTGAACCACCTTCTTCAGACCCACCCTCACTCGAACTTGATTCACTCGATCCTGACTCACTTGAACTTGATTCACCGCTACTCGAAGACGATGAGGATTCACTTGAAGAAGATTGTGATGATGAACTAGACGAACTAGATGATGAGGATGTAGGAGTGGAACTACTTGCGGAAGACGCAGCAGTTGAGGAGGCTGATGAAGATGCCGCGGAAGATGCTGCAGATGAGGCTGCTGACGACGCCGCATTTGCCGCCGCTTGTGATACAGTTTGGGTGACAGTTTGGGTTACCACCGCATTTGCGGGACATGGAGTTGAAAAAATTCCGTTAATCCAAATGGTAACTTCCCCCGAAGTAAATTGTTGATAATTGAATATCTTGGATTTGTTTCTGACGATAACTAATACACCATTGTTAGATTGTATGGGTATGGATACCACATAAGTTTTTGAATCACAGGGGTCAATGTATGTTTGTGTAACAACTTGCCCCTGTGACTCGTGGTATGCTAATACCATGAATAATAACATTAAAAATATTTTCAAACTTTTCAATTTTCATCGGTTTCCAAATATTTTATTCTGTGAATATACCTTTTTTAATCATTCTATCTAAGATTCTGGCACAAGCAATGTCAAGTGCCTTTTTTGTTGCGATAGATATTGTAGATTGATTAAATTTTACTGGATCGACAGTTGCGTCTGATAAAAGAGTCAATTCTCTTGTGGTAACCGCCTCTCCAAGTCCTGATGCTCCAAATACGACACCTGTTTCAGCATTTGTAAATCTAACTTGTAGACCAATACGGGTAACCATCATATTTTTCACACCATCTTTCAGGTTTACAGTTTCATCTTCTGAGATGGAGTAATCATAACATTCAATAGTTACAAAATATTCTGCCAAATTGATTTTACCAAATCCATCTAATTGATTTTCAGAAATTCCCGCCTGAGATGCTTGAAATTGTTTCACCATTCGGTTTTTAATTTCCGTCTTATCTTCAGTAAATTTGAATCTGTTTAGATTCTCAAGATATTCCATTGAAATGTTCGCAACACCTAATCCAACTCTTTTTTCTTTGAGTTCAGGATACATCTCATACATTTCATCTGAAATACCTGCCTTTAGGATTTGAATTGGAATCTGTTTTCCTTCATAATCCATAAATTGACTTATGTCAATTGCGGTTTCGAATGAAGCCTTGTATTGCTCAGTCTTTGTGCTTCCCACAGTTTGAGAAAACGCCGATATTTGTACTATTAGTGCAAATATCGACGATAATATAAATTTTTTCATATTAAACCTCAATTGTATTATATGTTTATTAAGGTCTCTTTGGCCAAGCCCAACCCTTCTTCTTACCTCTCAACATCAAGTAAGTCACACCTCCGAAGAAGATTAACATATATAATGATGGTGAATAAAATACAAACATGGCAACCATCAACAATGACAGAAATACCATAAAACTTAAAAATTGTTCCATATTACCATTTTGGAGAGGTTTCTTTGAACTCGTCTCCTTCTTTTTTCTTAGGTTTATCTGTCGATGCAGGTTGTGATGCTGGTTGACTTGATTTTTCTCTGATAATCACAGTTTCTTTACCACCAGATTGTTGCTGTTGGTTGTTATTGTTGATGATAATTGGTGTTTGTTGTTGGACAGGTGTTGCCGCAGCTTCTTCATCTCCACCGATGAATTTACTTGTCATAACACCACCAGCTCCTAAGACTGCAGTAGTCAACAATCCGATGATTGTTTTCTTTAACCCTGTCCATGTTCCATCATTGTGGTCTTCTGTTTCTTCACTCATAATTTATTTTAGTTTAGTTGGTTTATTTTATTATTATTGGGTATTTTATTTCTTTTCCTGAAACATCCAAAAAGACCAAGTCATAATATCCTTTGGGAAATTCAGTCAAATCGTATACTCTTTGTGTGGTTGTGTTAGTAGCCGTGAATCCCTCCTTCTTTGCGGGGATTTCTTGACCAAACGCGACTATTTGAACAGAGTATTTCGCACCAATGGTGGTTTCAAACTCTATTATCACTACGTTTTCACTCTGAAAAACAGATTTGATGTTTGTAGTTGTTGACTCAACTCCTAAATTGATTTCAGGCATCTCCTCGTAATAAGGGTTGAAACATCCTTGTAACAAGAGAACTGAGAAACTTAGTATTGCTATTATTTTTTTCATTTTAGAAATTATTATATCCCGTTAATTTTATTTGGGTTGTGTTTAATTTTATCCCTAACTGAGAACCCTTAACTGTACTTGCGTCCATAGTTGAGGATACTTTGATAGAAGTCAGAATATCGACTCCATTCCCGATGGTTGAAAATTTCAACTTGAACGGAATCGTATTTCCAATTATTGGGGTTTTTTCACCTTGATCTATACCACCGAATTTGACTTTACCGTCAACAGAATTGACAAATATGTACCATGTATTTGGTAGATTTGGCGACAACTCCTCAAACTTTATCTTTGTTGGGTCATAATCAAATTCAAACTGTAATCCTGTGATAGGATTACCATTTGTTGTTACATTTACTGGGATTTCGATGTTGTTAGATGTCACAGTCAAATTAGATAGGTTGACATCTACTGATGGAACATTATTTGGAGTATTGATAAATGACTCAGTAGACATGGTTCTAAACGCAGTGTTAGACTTCAAACTATTTGATGCTCTACTTACAACAGATGATACTCCATTATTACTAACAACAACTTGTGATGAATGTGAACGATTCACATCTCCCCACAAAAGATATTTCAAGTCTACAACTGTGTTAGTTCCTATTGTCCCTGTTTTCACATAAACTTTTGGATATTCAAAATCTTTCCAATTCGTTGTGGTGATTGCTCCCCATGAATTGGACGGTGAAGTATTAAATGTAAATTCAGCCCTCAGTCCGAAGTCTGGTCCTCCATTTATATTTCTTATGTATGGGGCATATGCCGATGTTCCTATAGTGCTTATACCTGATGGTATTCTGAAAGTTGCCCAAGTGGCATCTTTTGATACAAATTCTATAGGACCTACATATAAGTCAAAAATCTGAAGTGATTTTACGTTGTCAGGAATGTTAGTTCCGCTAAATTCTCTCATATCAATCAATATTCTTGACACGTTCTGAGAATAATGGTTAGGTGTAATGATACCCCATTCTACTTGTCCTGCGATTGTTGTCGCATCAGTTGAAATCCATGTTGGGATACTCATGAATTGACCACTACCTACGGTGTATCCGTTTGGAAGAGTAACCAGTTGGTCAATACCCACAACTTGTGATAATAATTTTGGTAAGTCTCCACCGTCAATGGTTTTGTTTCTGTTAATGTCCGCTGTGTATAGAGATTGTCCTGTATTGATTGTTTGTCCTTTACTTCCATCCAATCCCATAGTCGAGAATTCTCCTTGTGATGATGTGAAATCAGAAATTGTGATAGCATTATTATAAATCGTATTTAGTTTATCCATTTCATGCATTACAGAAACTTCATAAACTTTATTTTCAGATAACAA